GTGCACGATGCATGGGATTTTCGAGTTGAAACAGTAAAGTTAACTATTCGAGGAGAACTTGGTTGTGAGAAGGTTATCACGACCCGTCACATCGTTCAAGGAAGTGACGGTAGTGATCTCATGACTGGGGCAGATCTTTCTGCTTTCTTGGTTGCTGAAGCTGTCAAACATGAACAAGCCAGTACTGTTATGCTGGAGAGTAACAAAGTTGACCCTTCTATTTGTATGTGTGAGCATGGTGTATTATCACACTTCATATGCAAACAGTGTACTTTAGAACCACAAGCTTGGACTAATCCTTTTGTCAGGAAAAAGACTTTTTCAGAAAGAATGAAGAATAAGTTCCTACATTTTGCTATTGATTATTTACCTATAGAAACATACATGAAGACTATTCTTCAGGATTACACTTTTAGAGATCACATCCGCGTTGCAGAAACACGTCTGGGATTGCGCATACCTCAGCGGACGCAACGAGCCCGCGATGCAGTCATGATTTTCGGATCATGCACTCTCAGTGCTGTTGTGATCACAGCTTTGGTGAAATATTTTCGAAAGAATGATCGTTTGGAGTCTCAATCATCTAAGAATATTTGGGCTTTATTATCCAGTAACAATGTAGATTTTTCCCTTCCCAAAGTCCACAAGAAAGACAATTTGCAAGAATTGCTTTCGAGTGTACGTAAAGGCAGTTTTCGATTGGCTGTTAAAGCTGGGGATAAAGCACAAGAAGTTACTGCTTTTAGTTTCAAAGATGGTTGGTATGTGACTGTATCACATGTCTTTTTAACGGGGGATAAGTGGAGTTGTGTAGCATCCTATCCCTGTGGAAAGAACTATTCTTTGAAAAGCCAATGTCCGTTCACTTTATCTAGGAAATCTATAAAGTTTTTACCTAACGATTTGGTGATGTTTGAATGTGCTAATCTTTTGCCACGTAAGTTCCTTTACAACTTTCTCCCTAAAACAATAGATCGTGCTGGTCGTAATTTCAAAATATATGATCCACGTTTAGATATTTTGGGTGAGGGTATGTCAGTGAATTATGGTGCGCTGCAATATTTAGCTGATGATGGTTCACTTATCACTGGTAGCTTTATGAACGCGACTAGAACCGACAGAAATCCGTTGCGAGGTGATTGTGGTAACATCGTTATTTCACAATCATTTGATGGCTATTATATTTCGGGTATTCATTGTGCTGGAACTGCTAACAATTCTAGTTCTCGTATGATAATTACTCAAGTTAGCCAACAGTTATTGGATAGTGCACCGCCTTTATTAGCAATGTCTGAATATGTTGATTTTGATATTATCAAGCATGGTTCTAAGAAAAGTGGTCCTTTACAAACTCCACATCCCACCAAAGGCGTTCAACATTGGGTTAACGGTTACGCTATTCCCTTGGGTTCTTATAAAGCCCGTACATCCATGCAATCTCGAGTCAAGAAATCAATAATCCATGATGATATTGTTCAAGAATTTGGTTTTGTGAATAAACTCACTAAACCATTGATGATTCCTGAAGAAAGAGATGGTGTATGGTTGAATCCTTTTTCTGTAGCAACAGTGGATCAAGCTAACATTACACCGCTATTCGATGTTAATGATATCATAGCTTGTGCACAATCGTATATTCAGGACGTGACTAAAGACACGGAATGGTTGTTAGATTGTGGACCCGTGGACATACGCACTGCTGTGAATGGTATACATGGTGATTCCTTTTTAAATATATTGCCTATGAGTACTTCAGGAGGTATGTTCTTTGCAGGTGCAAAAAAGCAATACTTTGATGTTTGTTTGGATGATGATGGTGTTGAATTTTACATGCCTAATGAAGAAGTACAGTCAATGTTGGATCTTTTGATCCGGAAGTATAGCCTTGGTCAGAGAGCGTGTGTTTTATTCAATGGTACACTTAAGGATGAGCCGATCAAGCAATCCAAGAGGGATTCAGGTAAGACTCGTATTTTCACTGCGTGTGATGTTGCCTTCAGCATTTTAGTACGACAGAAATACCTTAAGGTTACTAAGGCTATTATGAAGTATAATTTCAAAAGTGAATGTGCAGTTGGTATGAACTGTTATTCCAAAGATTGGGAGAAACTAAAACATTACCTGTGCAGATTTGGTGATGATAGGTTGATAGCAGGGGATTATTCAGCATATGACAAGAACATGCCAGCTGCATTTATTAGAACCGATTTTTGGATTCTTGACTCGTTAATAGCTGTGCACACTAAGTTAAGTCCGCAGGATATACTTATTATGCGTGGTATAGCTACGGACATAGCGTTCCCAATTATCAACATGAATGGAGATGTTATACAGTTTTTGGGAGGTAATCCTTCTGGAACACCTTTAACTGTTATTATCAATAGTCTCACTAATTCTATCTATCTTAGATTTGCTTTCCTTAAAATTGAGGGTCCTAAGAGCTTGCCATACTTTAAAGATAATGTGACTCCTATGACGTTGGGTGATGATAATTGTCTCGGGTCAGCACTTGATTCATATAATCATACTGCCATATCCAATGTTTTGTCTGCGCACGGTATCCCTTATACTATGGCTGATAAGGAATCCGTGAGTGTGCCATTTATTAACATCAACGAGGTTGACTTTCTGAAGCGCAACTTTCGTTCTGTTGATGGAAGAATAGTTGGACAGCTTTCTGAGAGTAGCATTTTTAAGTCGCTTACAATGTACGTTGATAAAGGTAATATCAGTCATGAGGAACAACTAGCTCAGAGTTATTTAGCAGCACGTCGAGAATGGAGTCTTTATGGGAAGGACTTTTTTGATCACCATTGTGGAATAATGGCTAAAATCCTCTCAAACTATTCTGGGGTGACCAGATTTTTTATTCCACAGCACCATTTATCGTATGAGAATACGATGAATTGGGTGCGGGAGGAATAAATGGCTTCGGCCGAGTCAGGGGCGACTATAACACCCCGTTGTGCCTAGTAGCAATCGTCTTAGGTGGAGAGTGGCGTAAACGGTTCACTTAACCACTGGCATATGCTAGGGCAAAGTCAGGAGAGACTATAATTCTCCTTGGAGTTCATCCCAATCAAGTTGAACACTGATCTAAACTGGTACGGATCAGTATGTATATATTTTCCCAGTGGCTAATGGCCTTATGTTAAGAATTATGGATAATTCAAAAAACAATGGTGGTAATCCACTCACCGTGTGGGGTGCTCCCACACATGCAATGTTTCATTTAGAAACACAATCCAGTAATGGAACAACAACAACCGTACATGCATCAAACTCGATGCATTCTACAATCGAAGGTGATAATGGATCTCGTATTTTAGCTACAGATGATGGTTTTTCAGCCGATGCAGATATTGGTAAATTTCTGAGTCGCAAAGTTAAGATTGCAACGTATCAATGGGCAGTTGGTGCCCATCTCGCGTATAACTTTGCACCTTGGAATTTATTTCTTGCGAATGCAGCTGTAGCGAACAAATTACAAAATTATCAGCTAATCAAAGGTGACCTTAAGCTTACGTTTTATGTTAATGGTACTCCCTTCCACTTGGGGATGCTCATGGTTAGTTACAATTATTTAGGAGCAGGTTCTGCAGTAGTGACAATTGGGGGTGACACCCAACTTGTTACACGCTCACAACGACCGCACCTATATTTAAATGTTTCTACAAATAAAAGTGGATGCTTATGCTTGCCTTTCTTTCTGCCTACTAACTATTTATCACTCACGTCCCCATTGTTCAATTCAGCAGGTATTGGAACTTTGAATCTGGACTCTTTTGCAGCCCTAGCTCAGATCAATGCTGGCACTGATACTGTAACAATTACTGTATTCGCAGAAATGTTGAATGTTAAACTTACTGGACCAACAATGGTCGCTGTTTCTTTGGCAGGACCAACAACAATTCCCTTTGATATGTTTGTTGTGGAACCGCAGTCTGATGAGTATGATAATACAGGGGTGATATCAGGACCAGCTTCTGCAGTTGCTGATTTTGCTGGAAAGTTAACAAACGTTCCAGTTATAGCTCCTTTTGCCTTAGCAACGCAAATTGGGGCCACAGCAACTAGCAATATTGCACGCTTGTTTGGTTATTCAAAACCTGTTCAGATTGCGGACGTACAGCCCATGCGTAATTATCCAGTTAGTAGTCTAGCATTAGTTGAAGGAGCTGATACCTCCCAAAAATTAACTATGACTGGTAAGGCAGAATTGAGTATTGATCCCAATATTAGTGAACTAGATTCTACTGATGAATTATCAATGGAATATATTGTAACTAAGGAATCTTACATTACACAATTCTCATGGGATGTTACAGATTTGGTTGACACTACTCTTTTTGCAATGGACGTTGATCCTATGGCTGAGAGAAGGGCAGTTGTCTCAGGTGGATACCAAATTATTCCTACTGCCCTCTCATTTGCCTCGCGTCCCTTTTCTGCGTGGTCTGGAACTCTCAAGTATAGATTTCAAGTGATTGCTTCACAGTATCATAGAGGAAGAATCTCTATAATTTACGATCCTACAGGACCACTTACAGGAGACCCATATAATACGACATTCAACTCAATTATTGATCTAGAAGATGCTCGCGACTTCACCATGGAAGTGAAATGGCAACAGGACAGAGCATATTGCTTTATTTCAACAGACAATACCAGAACATTCTATACTCAAACAGCCCCTCAAACACGTACTTCTACTAGAGACACCTGCAATGGTATTTTTTATGTGCGTGTTGTTAATGAGTTAGTGGTTCCAGATGGGACTACTGGTGCCACGATTCTAGTCTCTATTTCTGCTGGTGATGATTTTGAACTGGTTAATCCAAAGGGTTCGTCTTTGGCGGTTGAAACCTTTGCGCCTGTGGCTCAAGCTCTAACGTTGGGAAGTAGCATGTTCGATCTCTTCAATATTGTACCTCAATCATCCTCAACTGAGATCACTCCTGAGGGTGAAAACGCGCCAGAACAAGAGACGCAGACGTTAGAACTAACCACTTCGGTAAGAACATCACCAATGGAGAAACCGTTAATGTTTTATGGTGAAAGATTTGTGTCTTTCCGACAATTGTTAAAGCGCTACACGTTTTTCCGAGCATTGGCGTATAGTAGTGGTGCCGCATCACAAATCTTCAATTCTATGCATTTGCGCCAGATGCCCGCAATGCCAGGTTTTGACCCCAATGGTCCAGATCTTACTGCAGCACTAACACCATATACATATGTAGGCAATTGTTATATCAACTATCTTAAATTGGCATATGCAGGGTGGAAAGGATCTATTAGATGGAAATTTCTCCCTGTGTCTTCAGTTAAGACGATGTCAGTTTCTAGAAATACTGGAGATGAGGAACGTAAACTAGACGTGGATTATGCGTATGATGCAGTTTACGCATATGCAATTGGAGCTACTAATGCTTTTGTAGCAGGTAATCGTTTGTTCACCAGAGAGATGACAGGTGGGGGTGCAGCAATTACGCAGTGCAGAACTCAAGATGCATTGGAAGTTGAAATACCATATACCACCAATCTGCGCTTCTCCAAAACGCATGGTGACTACCTGAAAGTTAACACCAATTCGTTAGCTAATGGTTATCCCGGTGGGGACACTTTCAGATTTTTCTATGATTCTGCTCCTGGTGTTGCTCTATCTTTGATTGATACATATGTAGCGGCTGGTGAAGATTTCACTTTACATGGCTGGGTAGGCGCCCCCGTTATGTATTCAAGTGGAACACCACCAGCATAAAAAATCCACATTTTTGTGGTCTCTAATCAGTGAGTTACTGATTAAAGCATATATAATGATAAGCTCATTACATGCAGACTTTGAACCCACGCGGTAGGCCGGTGGATCCTCATAAGGAGGAAGTCAAGCCCGCACTTATTAGATTAGTGATTTTTCACGATATCCACTTAAGTGTGGGTATCCGAATTTTTGTCACAAATTTCATAATTGCAG